TTTTTTTGATTTTGTGTGTGCGGCTTGATTTCGCGGGTGGGCTTGGGCTGGGCGGATGAAGATCGGAGATTGAGGAAGATGACTGAACCGATATCGCGGGTTCTGGCCGAGGTGGCCGGGGAGCGGGCCCGCCAAGATGCCCGCTGGGGTGTGTCGAATCATCCTGACGGCACTGGCTCGTTCAGCTCCACGGGCACGGCGCGTCTCGCCACGACCGCGTGCAAGATCGCATTTGGTATGGGGTTTGGCACGTGGCGCCACATCATGGACGAGGCGGTCGCTAAGGCGTTCGCGCAGACGGCCGGGGGCACGCTGCGGGCGCGGCTGATCGACGTGGCGGCCGTGGCTGTGGCGTGGGTAGAGGACATCGATCGGAGGCAAAAGCAATGACGGCCAACGGGCCCGTGCGCACGACCACGCTGCGGCTGCCGGAGTGGCTGGCGCAGGAGCTGGAAGTCATCGCCGATGTCGAGGGTGTGACCCGGGCGGCGCTGACCCTGAGCGCGCTGACCGCGTATGCGAGGGCCCGCAAGGCCGATCCGCAGTTCCGGACGCGGCTGGCGGCGAAGATGGAGGAGAACCGGCGCCTGATGGAGCGCATGTCGACTGTGCGGCCGGAGAGGGGCACGAGGTGAGGGCGGCGGCGAAGGCGCACCTGGCCGTGGCCACACCACCGGAAGATCATCCGTCCGGGATCCGTACACCCCGCCGCCGGGTGGGCAAGGTGGAGGGTGCGGTACGCCGGGATCTGAAGCGACTGCCCAAGGCGCCGCCGGGTGAGCTGTCGTCGCGGGCGACCCTTTCCGAGGCGGCGCTGGTGCTGGCGCGGGCGATCGACGCGATGGGGACTAACAGCCCGTCTACTTTAGGGAAGCTGATTGATTCGCTGCGCCTGACAATGGACAGGATTGTGGAGGTGGCGACGGGTGACGCTGACAGCCCAGAGAGCGGATTCCAGGATATGGCTACCCCGGTATTCGACTCCCCGGACGCCTGATCGCCCGACGCTGGGCCCGCGCCTTGCGGAGGTGGCGCGGCGCCTCGGCAGGCCGTACATGCCCCACCAGCGCTATATCGCCGATATCGCCATGGAGATCGACCCGCAGACGGGGCTGCGCGCCTACGGTCAGGTGGTCGTGATCGGGCCCCGGCAGGCCACCGGCAAGAGCGAGCTCGTGCTCTCCGTGGCGACGCACCGCTGTATCGGGTTCGCCCACACGGGCCCGCAGCGCATCCTCTACACGGCGCAGACCGCCGACGAGGCGCGGGAGAAGTGGCGCGATATCCACGTGGCCCGGCTGGGCAAAACCCGCGCGTTTCGCGACATGTTCCATCCCCGGCTGACCACAAACCGTGAGGCGATGATCTGGCGCAACGGTTCGATCTGGTCGCCGGGGTCCACGACCGGTAAAACGTCGGGAACGGGCGACACCCTCGATCTCGGGTTCATTGACGAGGCGTGGTCGCGGCCGGACGCGCGCACCGAGCTGGGTATGCGCCCGGCGATGCTGACCCGGCCGTGGTCGCAGCTGTGGGTGCTCTCGATGATCCCGGGGCTGTCGCGGGCGCTGCCGGGCACATGGCCCTACCTGAAACGCAAACGCGACCGTGGCCGGGCCCGCGCGGAGGCCGGGGTCAACCACGGCACCGCATTCTTCGACTTCTCAGCCCCCGAGGGCATGGATCCGGGCGACCCGGCCACGTGGCGCCTGGCGATGCCGGGCCTGGGCATCACTGTCTCGGAGGCCAAGGTGGCCGAGGACTTCGAGGACTTCGACCTGGTCGATTTCAACGCCGAATACCTGGGATGGGAACCCAAAGAGACAGTCGCGAAGTGGGCGCTGATCCGCGAGACGACATGGGACGGTCGACTGGATCCAGACTCCCAGATCGCCGGGCGGCCCGTGCTGGCGGCCGAGATCAGCGAGGATCGCTCGCGCGGCTGGATTCTGGCAGCTGGCCGCCGCTCTGATGGCGATATTCACGTGGAGGTAGTCGAGCCGGGATACCGCATCCCGGTCGACGCGCCGGGGGTGGAGTGGATCCAACCCCGCCTGATGGAGATCATCGAGGCGCAGGATCCCTACGCCGTGGTCATCGACGTGCGCCGCCAGGCCACCTCGCTGCTGGTGCCGCTGCGCAATGCCGGGGTCAAGGTGCCTCACACCCAATCAGAACGAGATCGCGGCCGCGTGTGGCCGGTTCTATGACGCCACGGGCGAGCTGCGTAAGGAAACCCTTCGGGATCCGGCCACCGATGAGCCCATCGTCTACACCGGGCCGATGCTGTGGCACACCGGCCAGCCCGAGCTTGATCGGGCGCTGGGTCAGGCGCGGCCGCTGCCGATGCCGGGCGGCTCGTTCACGTTCGTCAAGCGGGGAGTGTCTTCCGAGCTGGGCCCTTTGTATGGTGTGGTGTTAGCCATGCTCGGCGAGGACACACTGGGCGAAGACGACTATGACGTGCTGGACACGGTGGACTCCAGCCGCCGCTGTGTGCGCTGCGGCAAAGCCATTTACCCCAGGGACGCCGGTTGGTGGCATGCTATGGATGATTCCCCCGCCTGCGAGGAGCCCCGATAGTGAGCCGTACCGTGGTCGCCGTACTCGATGCTCTCGGAGCGCTGGCGATCGCGGCCGGAGTCAGCGTGCTGCTCTACCCGTTCATGGGATTTGCGTGCACCATCGGCGGCGGGATCATCCTGCTGGCAAGCGCGCGGCTGATCGAACGCGGCGCCCGCGACGAGGAAGGGGCCGAAACGTGAGCCTGTTGCGCGGATTCGCCCGCCGCGACGCGGTGTCCAATGTCGACGGCCCGCTGATCCCGTCGCGCGGGTCCGGCGGCCGCAAAGGCTCGGTCGTCGTCACCGATGAATCCTCGATGCGCCACTCCGCTGTCTGGGCATGCCTGCAGACCCGCGCCGGTCTAATGTCGACATTCCCCCTTGACGTGTTCACCAAGGTCGGCAAAGTCCAGTCGAAAGGCCCACGCCGCCGGTGCTGCTCGCGCCCGGCGGCGAAGAGTGGGACTACATGGACTGGATGTACGCCTCACAGATGGATTTGGACCGTGCCGGTAACGCGATCGGGCTCATCACGGCCCGCAACGCGCTCGGGCTGCCCTCCCGCATCGAGCTGATGCCCATCTCGGCGTGCACCGTGATCCAGGACCGCGACGGCACGGTCAGCTACCGCATCTTCGGTGAGAAGTTCACACGCGACCAGGTGTGGCATGAGCGCCAGTATGTGATGGCCGGGTGGCCGCCGGGCTGTCCCCGCTGGCCTACGCGGCCTGGTCCGTGGGCGAATACCTCTCCATGCAACAGTTCGCGCTGGATTGGTTCGGCGGCGCCGCCGTACCCAAGGCGCGGCTTAAGAACACCGACCGCAAAGTGGTCGACGCGAAGGAAGCCGGGATCCTCAAAGACCGGTGGAACGCCACGGTCAGCGACGGCGACCTGTTCGTGTACGGGTCCGCGTGGGAATACGACATGGTTCAAGCCGAGCAGGCGGGCATGGAGTGGATCGAAGGGCGCCGTTTCGGCCTGACCGACATCACCCGGTTTCTGGGCTGCCCGGCCGACCTGATCGACGCCGCGATTTCCGCGCCGGGCACCGTCACCTACGCGACGATCACCCAAAGAAACCTCCAATTCCTGATCATGCAGTTGGGTCCGGCGGTCAACCGGCGGGAGAAGAACCTCACCAAGCTGCTGCCGAGGCCGCGTTTCGTCAAGCTGAACACTGATGCCCTGCTGCGCATGGATCCAGCCGCGCGTGGCGAGGTCATGAACGCGGCCATCGACAAGCGGCGCCTGACGGTCAGCGAGGCCCGCGAGCTGGATAACCGGCCGCCGCTGACACCGGATCAAGAGGCCGAATATGTGCGGCTGTTCGGCGCGCCGCGCGTGGCCCCGGCCACCGGCACCGCCTCGCTGGCCGCCGGGCCAGACCACACAGACACAGACATGGCCGCCGCCCCGATACGGGTTCTAGCGCACGTGGGCGGCGCCACCAAGGCAATCGAGTCAGGCCCACCGGCCGCCTGGGAAGGGGCAACCTGATGTCCAATATCGACGACCAGCAGGCCGAAAGCGTCCACGTGCGCCGCCTGCAGGGCCGCGTGGGACGCACAGCGGCGCGGCTGATCGAGCACGCCGAACGTTTCGGGCTCACACCCCGGCAGATGTCGCAAGTCAAGCTGCCCTGGTATGAGATCCGCGAACCGGCACCGCTCGCGCCGGGCGAGTCACGCGACGGCCCGTCCACCGCGACCGTGTTCATCTATGACGAAATCGGCGGCTCGATGGGGGTCAGCGCGAAGAAGTTCGCCGCCGACCTGGCCGCGCTGGACGTGGAACAGATCAAGGTGCGGATCAACTCGCCCGGCGGCTCCGTATTCGACTCGATCGCGATCTATAACGCCCTCAATCACCACCCGGCGCGGATCATGGTGTATGTCGACTCGCTGGCCGCCTCGGGCGCCTCGGTCATCGCCATGGCCGGGGACGAGATCGTGATGATGCCCGGCTCACAGATGATGATCCATGACGCGTCGATGGTTCAAGAGGGACAGGCCAGCGACATGGGCGCGGCGCAAGTGTTCCTCGATCGGCAGTCTGCGAACGTGGCCGAGATCTACGCGGCCGCGCGCGGCGGCGAGCCGACCGCGTGGCGCGAGCTCATGCTGGCCGAAACGTGGGCTTTCGCCCGCGAGGCCGTCCAAATGGGGCTGGCCGACTCGGTGCTGGCCGTGGAACGCCCGCAGCAGGACGTGGGCGAGGGTGTCGAAACCCGCACGTTCAACATGGAATCGTTCGGCTACCGCTACGCCAGCCGCGAGCAGGCACCCGCCCCGGGATCGGTGACCCGCACCGCCCGCCCGGCGCGCGCCGCAGTGCACACACGCGAGCGCACCGCACCGCCGCAAGCAGCGCCGCAAGCCGTGCTGCCGCCTACCCGCGACATACGCGACGCCGCCGCGCGCCGCCGTGAGCTGTTCGAGGCCGGTGCGGGCACCCAAGGTACCGCTCGGGGCCGCCCGGCGCCTGTCCACAGCATGGATCGGCGGGCAAGGGGCAGGCATCGCCATACCGACCATCACCCTGCCCACGCGGCTGCGGGTGCGCGAGGAAACCCGCGACGGGAAACCGTTCTTCGTCGTCGAGGGCTACGCCACCGTGTTCGAGGTCGGCTACGACATGTGGGACTGGGCAGGCCCCTACACCGAGATCGTGTCGACCGGTTCGGCCGACAACACCCTGTCCCGTAGCCCAGACACCGTCTTTTTGATCAATCACATGGGTTTGGCGCTGGCGCGCACGGCGATCGCCAACACATTGGACCTGGGCGCCGACGGCACGGGCATGTGGGATCGTGCCTGGCTCAATCCGCAGCGCACCGAGGTGCAAAACCTGGTCACCAACATCAACGACAAGATCACCACAGAGCAGTCGTTCGCGTTCATGATCGATGACGGGGCATGGTCGGAAGACTTCACCACGTTCAGGATCAACGCTTTCGACATCCACCGGGGCGATGTGTCGGCCGTCAACTTCGGCGCGAACCCCTACACGTCGATCGGGGCCCGTTCCCGGGAGGTTCTGGACGAGATCGCCCAGCTTCCCCTCGGTGTGGCCCGCGAGGCGCTTGACCGGCTCAACCGGCGCGCCGACCTGAGCGTGCCGCGCCAGACCCGCACCGGCCACGGCGTGGCCGTCGCGGCACAGCACCCCGCAGACCCTGACACCGAAATCAGGTCAGGCCGTACTCTGTCCTCAGTGGAAGCGTGGCTGGCGATGTCGGAAGCACTCAGCTAGCCCGCGCGACCCCCTGACACACCTTCATATGCCCGTTTCCGGGCCCGGCGGATGTTCCGGGCTGGATCGCACGACTGCCCGGAGATCCGGACGCCGTCGGCGCATGGGAGAACCGTTCCGTTCCCTATGCCCGAGAGGCAACATCATGACCACATTCGACGAGCTCATCATGGCCGATGAGGTCGAGCTCGACCTGGCTACCAGGCGGCAGGAGCGCTGCCTGGCCACAGTCAAAACGATCCACGCCAAGGCCAAGAACGAGGGCAAGGCAGAGCTGTCCGACGAGGACAACGCCGAGGTCGCCGCCGCGATGAAAGGCTTCGAGCGGGCCAAGAAGGACGCCGCCGGGATCAAGGCCAAGCTGGCGCAGCTCAAGAACGCCAAAGAGGCCGAGGAAGCCGCCGACGAGGGTCTGGCCACGCGTGGCGTCGACACGCACACCCGTGTGCCGCTGCCCGCCTACGACCGGGTGGCCCGCATCGGGCAGGAAGAGCGCACCTATCACCAGGGCAACACCGGCAAGGGTGGCAAGTTCCTGCGCGACGTGACCGCCTCGTTCGTGCACCGCGACCCGGAGGCCGAGTCGCGGCTGATCCAGCACATGCGCGAGGAGCGCGTGGAGCGCGGCAAGTACATTCAGCGTGCCGCCGGTGACGCCGGTACGTCCGCGTTCGCCGGTCTGACCGTGCCGCAGTACCTCACCGACATGTACGCGCCCAAGGCGCGGGCGTTGCAGCCCTTCGCCGATGCGTGCAACCGTCACGACCTGCCGCCCGACGGCATGACCGTGAACATCTCCCAGATCACCACGGGTCTGACCACGGCTCTGCAGGCGGCCGAATTTGACACCGTCTCGGCCACCTCGATGGATGACACGCTGCTCACGGAGAACGTGCAGACCGCCGCCGGTCAGCAGTCGCTCTCACGCCAGGCCATCGAACGCGGCCGGGGCATCGAGGACGTGACGATGAGCGACCTGCAGCGTTCGCTGTCGACCACGTTCGACAACACGCTGATCAACCAGGCCACCACGGGGCTGGCCGCGCTGGCCGTCTCCACGGCCTACAACGACACCACCCCGACCGGGCCTGAGCTGTACCCGAAGGTGCTGGGTGCCGCTGCGGGTGTGGAGGCGACCCTGCTCGGGTTCGCCACGCCGGACATCGCAGTTATGCACTCGCGGCGCTGGTATTGGCTGCAGGCGCAGATGACCAGCACCTGGCCGATGTTCGGCCAGCCGGGCATCCCGACGCAGGCCGCCGGTGTGAACCTGGCCGAGATCTACGGCGCCGGGGTGCGCGGCATCCTGCCCAACGGCATGGTCGTGATCGTGGACAACAACTGCTCCACGGCCCTGGGCGCGGGCACCGAAGACGAGATCTACGTGGCGGCATCGGATGAATGCCACCTGTGGGTCGACCCGGCCGCGCCGCAGTTCATCCGCGCGGAGCAGCCCAAGGCGGCGAACCTGGCCGTGACGCTCGTGCTCTACATGTACTTTGCCTACTCGTTCCGCCGGTTCGCGTCCTCGGTGGGCAAGGTCAACGGCACGGGCCTTATCGCACCTGTGTTCTAAGAGAGGGCATGGCAGTGACGACAACCCAAGTCAGGCCGCTCGCGGGTGGCGCGTGGAACAACGTCACGCTCAACGGCTCCAAAACCGCGAGCAAGTCGACAACATACGGGGTCACACTCGCGCCAGGACTGGCCGGGATGGCGTTGCTGGCATGCAATCAGTGGGTCAACTCGGGCGGCACCGGTACGGCCGCCGCCCGAGCCCAGAAAATCGCCAAGGCAGCCGGGCTGCAACTGCAGGAGGTGTGAGACGTGCAGCTGATCCGATCGTTTCCGGCCATGGTCCCGCCCGAGCGCAACTACGTGCAAGATGACGCCCGGCGCATCTACAACCATGACCACGACTACCGCGAGCTGATCGAGCTGCACGACGACGTGATCCACATCGATTGGGACACGGCCGTGTCGCGTGAAGCCCTCGAATCGTTCGCCAAACAGGCCCGCAGCGACCCCGAGCGTGTTCTGGTGGCCCCGGTGCTGGTCTACCCCTCGCCCAAACGCACCGGGCTGAGCACGCCGGTGTGGAACGTGCGCCGATACCTGCCCGGCGATGCGGCCATGCGCTACTGCACGCCCGACGACGCTACCGCGCACCTATTCGGGTTCGGCATGGTCTACCTCCCGGCCAGCCTGCTATGGGCCTTCGGGCAGGTTCTCGGCACCCCGGTAGCGCCACGTTTCGGTGACATGGAGTTCGCCGCCTGGCATTACCGCCACGTGCACGCCGAGGCGCCCATCGCCTGGGACTGCACCCCGGTGCACGTGCACTACCGCATAAGCGAGGTGCCGCTGTGAGCGCCGCCGCCGTGCTGCCGGTGCACGTGGACACCGCCGCGACCATCGCCGAATTCGCGACCACCCCATTCGTGACCGGCCACGGCTACATGCTTAAGCACCCGGCCGACCTCGCCCGGTACGCGGCCATCATCGAGGCCACCAAGCCCGAGCTGATCATCGAAACGGGCACGATGGCGGGCGAATCGGCTGCGTGGTTCGCCGAGCAAGGGCTGGACGTGATCACCGTAGACTTCCGCGTGCGCCTCGGGGACCGGGCGGCGCTGCGGATCAAGTACCCGCGCCTGATCAGCCGGATCCGCTATATCAGCGGCGACTCGATTCACCCGGCCGTGGTGGCCGAGGTGGCCGCGCTGGCGCTCGGGCGACGCACCATGGTCAGCCTCGATTCCTGCCACACGCACGCCCATGTGGCCGCCGAGATCGCCGCGTACGGGCCGATGGTCACACCCGGCTGCTATTTGGTCGTGGAAGATGGCATCTTCGCCTTTGCCGACGCGCGGATATGGCGTAAACACCACTTCGGTGAGCCTGCCCTCGGTAACCCGATGGATGCGATCGTCCAATGTCTGGAAGGCAACCCGGCGTGGGCCCGCGACGTCGACATTGAGGCGGCGCACCGCATCTCGCACCATCCGGCCGGATGGTGGGTGAGGCAACCGTGAATGCGCTCATGCTGCCCATCGCGATGGTGCCGCCCGCCGACCGGATCCCCGGCATGATCAGCGTGCTGGTGCCCTCGCGTGCGCGCCACGACATGCTTTCCAGATCGGTCTACAGCCTGCGCGAGACGGCCGCGCAGCCCGAGTTGATCGAAATCCTGATCGCCCACGACCCGGACGACCCGGAAACCGGCGAGCACGCCCGCCAGCTCGGCGCCGCGCATGTGTTCGAGGCGCCGTGCCGGTACGGGTACGCGCACAGCGCCTACTACTACGCCGAGCTGATCGGCCACGCGCGCGGCGAATGGATCCTGCCGTCGTGGGGAGACGACGGGATCATGTTGACGCCGGGCTGGGATTTCACCGTGCGCCGCCAGAGCGCGCCGTCGGTCATCTTCACCCATGGCGGCGACAACCACGGCAACCTGTGCTTTCCGGTCGTGCACGCCGACGTGTTCACCTACACCGGCCACCTGCCCGAGCTGCCCGCCATAGACACCTGGTATCACGACGTGGGCAAGCTGGCCGGGCTGATGGTCGACCCGGTGCCGCCCATCGTGCTGACCCAGGACCGCTACGACATCAGCGGCCGCAACAAAGATCAAACCTATGTCGAGGGTCGATCCGGTTACCGGCCGGGCGACTACTACTCGGAGCCCTACGCGCGGCAGAGGCGCCAGGACGCCGAGACCATTCGGGAAACGCTGAGAGCAAAGGGGTTCGTACATGCCTGGTGACGAAAAGCAGGCCCCGCATGTGGAGCAGGCGCTGGCCGAGCTGAAGCTGGCCCGCGAATTGGGTCAACCCGACCGCGAGGTGGCCGCCCGCAAGGTTTTGGAGGCCGCCGGGGCCGACGTGCCCAAGGCGGCGGCGCATGCCAAGGCGGCCGAGAAGCGGGCCGCAGCGGGCGAGGACAGGGGTTCTGCCCCGGCTGGGCGGCGCAGCAGCGCACACCAGACCACGGCAACCACCGCAGACGGCTCGAAGGAATAGGCGATGCTGACACGGGTGCAGACCACGCACAAGGCGACGCTCACGCACCAGTTCATCGTGGGCGAAACCTTGACCGACGCCGCACCCGTGACAGCCAACGTGCGCCGCCTAGACGGCACCCTGATCGCCGGTAGCCCGTTCGCGACCACACACCCATCCACCGGCACCTATAGCTTCGATCTGCCCGCCTCGGCTCAGGTCGACTTCTACAACGTGGAGTGGCTGGGCACCCTCGCCGGGGTCGCGGTCACCGAAACCGACCAGGTGGAGATTGTTGGCGGGTTCATGTGCACCCTGGCGCGCATGCGCAGCGTCCACGCCGGGCTCAAGTCGACCACAACCTGGTCGACGGCCGACTTGGAGGCGGCGCGTACCCGCGCCGAGCAGGAGGCCGAACGGGTCGCCGGGCACGCGTTCGTGCCCCGCTTCGCCCGCTACGCGCTGGACGGCAACGGCAAGAGCGTTCTGGCCGTGCCCGATATCTACTTGCGGGCCGTACGCGCGGTCATCATCGGCGGCACCGCGCTTGACGCTCCGTCTGTGGCCGCGCTGACCGCCAAGCCGTCCGGGGTGATCTACCGCCCCGGCTATTGGCCATGCGGGCAGGCCAACATCATCGTGGAGTATGAGCACGGCATGGCGTTCACGCCCGGCGACGTGGAGGACGCGTTCTTGACCCGGCTGCCCAGCAAGCTGGCCCTGGGCAAGTCGGCCATCCCCGACCGTGCCATCTCCTACACGATCCAAGAGGGCGGGGTGTACCGCCTCGGGGTGGCCGGGCCGCGCAGTACCGGCATCCCCGAAACCGACGCGGCCTATCGCGGGTACGCCTACGACGGGCCGGTGTGAGATGACCCATCCCGCCTACACCCCGGCGCACTACCTGACCAATGGCTACGCGGCCAAGCGGGCCGTCATGCGCGCGATCGCCGCCCGCGCCGCCCAGCCCGGCAACCCGCTGTCCAACGTGCAGGTGCTCTACAAGCTGCGCACGTCGGTCATGGAGCCGGTGTGCATCTACGGCGGCGGGTTCATTTTCGATCAAGCGTCAGGCGACGGCGAGGATGATCTGGTCGACGGTCTGGCGCGGCTGCCGTTCGAGCGGCTGATCGTGGCGGTGCACATACGCATGGTCGTCTCGCCGCCGGATCTCGACATGGAGGCGACCGATATCGCCGTGGAGCTCATGGGCGACGAGTTAGCCGCCATGGTGGCACGCGACCCGCACCTGGCCGGTGGTAAGAGCAGCGCCTATTTCGTCGGCGGCGAGGGCGACTACACCCCCGATGACGCCAGCGACATCGTCACCCTTTCAACCCGCATCGCCGTCGATTCCTACGTGATCTAGGGAGTAACCCGCAATGGCATCTGCACTGTCCGATACCAGAATCACCCTCGGCGTGACCACGACGATGACCGAGGCGCTGGATCTGAAAGTCCCGCACGTCTCTGCTCAACTTCGCTCGCGGCCTGTCACTGGCAAACGGCACGGGCGCCGAGCAGGCCGACCGTGTGTGGGACGACAACCGCACCATCGCGCCGTCGGCCAATGACGACCTTGACCTTTCCGGTGTGCTGGTCGACGCGTTCGGCGCAACCGCCTCGTTCGTGAAGGTGAAGGGCATCTTCGTGTACGCGGCGGCGGGCAACACCAATAACGTGGTCATCGGCGGCGCGGCCGCGACCCAGTTCGTGGGACCCTTCGGCGCGGCCGCCCACACCATCGCCGTGCCGCCGGGGCAGTTCTTCGCCATCACCGCCAGCACCAACGGGTGGCCGGTGGTCAACGCCGCCTCGGACCTGCTGCGCATCGCCAACAGCGGCGCGGGCACATCGGTGATCTACGACATCGTGATCCTGGGGACCTCGGCGTAATGGCGCAAGCGCCGAAAACCCGCCTGGTCTGGGACCGCGCCGCCGTCAAGGCGCTGCGGACCGACCACGGCGTGCACCAATTGATCAAACAGACGGGTGATGTGGTCGCTTCGCAGATGCAGGCGCTCGCGCCCAAGCACACCGGTCGCGGGTCGGAATCGATCCGCGACAAGTGGGCCAAGTCGCAGGATTCCGGCGCTATCGACATCGGATGGGACGCAGCCCACTGGTACATGATCTTCCCCGAGTACGGGACCAAATTCCAAGCCCAGCAACGCTTCGCGCGCGGGGTTCTAGACAAATTCACGATATAGGAGCGAGGTCATGGGTAACCCCACAGCCATATCGCTAGGCCCCGGCAAGCTGAAGATCGCCCTGCTGGGTTCGACGGAGCCCACCGACCTGGTGTCTCCCTGGCCCGTCGCATGGATCGATCTGGGCTACACGTTCGAGGGCAGCGATTTCAACTACCAGCTCAACACCGAAGAGGTCACGGTCGCCGAGGAGCTGGACCCGCTGCTGGTCGCCGCGACCGGCCGCACCATCTCGGTCAAGTTCACCCTGGCCGAGATCACGGCCACCAACCTTAAGCGGGCGCTCAACGGCGGAACGATCGTGTCTGGCGGCGGGTTCGTCACGTTCGAGCCGCCCAGCTTTACCGCGATCGTGCGCAACATGTACGGGTGGGAGTCCGACGACCTGCAGGAGCGATGGGTGTTCCGTCAGTGCCTGTCCACCGGCGCGATCGAAACGCAGCGGCGCAAGGGCGCGTCTAAGGCCGGGTTCCCGTTCGAGGTGCGCTGCGAGAAGCCCGCCAGCGTGCAACCGTTTAAGACGATCTTCGCGTCACCGGCGAGGGCATGATGGCCAAGCGTGTCTATACGTCCGGCTGGGACGGAGAAGAGTTCGGGTTCACCCTCGATGGGGTCGACTTCACCCCGGGGCATCTGTCGATCCTGGATCTGGGCGAGCTGGCACAGTTCGCCGATCTCGACGTTGACACCCCCGAGGGTCTGGCCAAGGTCACGCAGTTCTTCGCGCTGCTGCTCGGCGATGACTTTGCCCGGTTCAAAGAGCACTGCGGGCGCCAGCACACCAAACCGGATCGGCTCATGGAGATCCTGACCGATCTGGTGGCCGACATCTTTGCGATGCCCGATTTCCCTACACAAGCGGCGCGAGTCTCGCCGCCTGGGCAGCCGAGCACGCCACCTATGTTGAGGGTTGTCTCATTGGATGGTGGGGGCCAGCGGGAAGAGCCGCTGACCCCGCAGCGCATCGAGGAGCTGCGCCGGGTGGTGATGGAAGCCGAAACGGTCACCCGGCAAGCCGCAGCTGGCTAGCCACGCTTGGCCGTGAGGCGCTGCCGGTGCTGTTCTACATCGCCGATGAGTGGACGTGGCGCCGTCACGTGCTGACCCTGCTGGGCGGCGAGGAAGACAGGCCGCTTGACGGCGCGCTGGGGCACGGCATGCGCCTGGGTGAGCGGCTGGCACGTGACCGTAGCAGCGCGCGGCGCGAGCTGGCCGAGGAGCTGGGCGGCGAAGTGGTGCAGCTGGAGCAGTGGCGAGGCAGGGGGTGAACGGTGGCCGGGCGCAAGATCGGTGAGGCGTTCGTGCGGGTGCGCCCGGACCTGGCCGGGTTCACCAAAGAGGCCGAGCACCACGCGCACGAGGGCGGGCTCTCGTTCGGCCGCCTGTTTTCGGCCAGCGCCGCCGCCGAGCTCGTCTCCTCGGGCATCGAAAAGGTTGTCGAGCACCTGGCCGAGCTGATCCACAGCTCTGTGGAAAAGGCCCGCGAGGCAGTGCGCATCGAGCGGATCACCGCCGCCGCGATCAAGTCGACCGGCGGCGCGGCCGGGGTCACGGCGGAGGAAGTCGAAAAGCTGGCCGAGCGGCTGGGCCGTGTCAACGGCATAGAACATGATCTGATCCAGCAGGCCGACAACCTGCTGCTGACCTTCACCAAGGTGCGCAACAGCGCCGGTGAGGGAAACGACATCTTCGATCAGACCACCGCCGCGATCATCGACATGACCGCCGCGATGAACAAGGGCATTGTCAACGCCGACGGGCTGCAGACCGCGACGATTCAGATAGGCAAGGCGCTGCAGGATCCGATCAAGGGCATCACGGCATTGCGGCGCGTCGGGGTCAGCTTCGATGATCAGCAAAAAGAGCAGATCAAAAAGTGGGTGTCTCAGGGCAAGCTGCTAGAGGCGCAAAAGCTGATCCTCAAAGAGCTGCGGACCGAGTTCGGCGGGGTCGCGGCGGCCGCCACCGACCCGCTGTCACGCGCCGGTGTGGCGTGGACCGAGTTCAAAGAGAAGATCGGCAAGCTGGTATTGCCGACTGTGATGCGCCTGGGCACGTTCATGTCGGATCGGTTCATTCCGTTTCTGGAGGAAAAGGTGGTGCCCGCCGTGCAGCGGATGGGCCGCGCCTTCACCACCTACGTGGTGCCGGTCATCCGCAGCGTGGCCCAATGGGTCGGCACCCAGCTGATGCCGCACCTGATCCGCTTCGGTGACTTCGTGGCCGTGCGGGTGCTGCCCGTGCTCAAAGACTTGGGTCACCGGCTACGCGAGGACGGCGCCAAAGCGCTGGGCGCGATACGCGAGGCGATCAAGAAGAACCGTCCGGAGCTCGAACAGCTCGGCAAGTGGTTCATGGTGACGGTCAAGTTCATCCTGGAGAAGCTGCTGCCGGTCATCGGGCCGATGCTGACTGTCGCCATCCATACACTCGGGTTCACGATCACCCTGTTGGTGGAGACGATCGGCAATTTCGTCCGGGTGATCAATGCGAGCGTGGATGCTGGCAAGGCCGCCTGGCATTGGCTGCAGGGCGCCTACCGGGCTGTGGCCCAATTCGTCACCTCGGTCGCTGAATTCGTCCAATACCTGCTGCACCTGTTTGTGTCCGTGGGCGATGTGATACGCGACCGGATCAAGCAGATGATCTCTGACATCCTCTCGATCCCGGGCCGCGTCCTGCGCGCTGTGGGCAACCTGAAGAACCTGCTCTTTGACGCCGGTAAGGATGTCATCACCGGGCTGTGGGAGGGCATCAAATCCCTGGGCCCGTGGCTGGGTCAACAGCTGAGCAAGCTGATAGACAAATATGTGCCCGCGCCGGTGCGCCGGATCCTGGATCTGGGCTCGCCCTCCAAGCTGTTCAAGGGGTTCGGCCGTGACACGATTCGCGGCTACTGGGAAGGCGTGAAGGCCGAGCAGGGCATCTCGCGGCGGGCCATGTTCGGCAAGCCGTCCACCGGCAACGCCCTGGGCGGGCTGGCCGCCGCAATGGCGGCCGCCGCCGCCGGTGGGGGCCGTGGCGACATCTCGGTGGTCGCCACAGCGGACAACAAGGCGATCGCGGCGCTGCTCTCGCTGCTGCGTTTCGCCGCCCGCGAGGTGGTCAGTGAGGACAAGGCCAAGGCGCGCGGCGGGGTGAGGTACTAACGGTGTGGCAGGTACGCGGCGGCGACCCGATCGAGCAGCAACGCTTTCTCGATCTGCTGGCCCAATCCCACTCGTACGGCACCACGGTGCGATCCTGGTATGGCGGGAAGCTGATCGGCGAGGTCACGATCCAAGAGGGCAGCCCGGTCGAGTCCGGTTCGGTGCGCGTCACCGGGCTGAACCGTGAACGGCGCGGCCTGACCCTCAACGCGGCCGAGGCCCTTTACCCGATGAGCCAGGGTGACATGTTCTCCCCGTACGGCAATTGGCTGACCGTTGTGGGCACGATCGCGTCGGGGCTGCTGGTCTACGACGAAATCCCGATCTTCGCCGGTAAGGTGATGCGGCCGTCACGTACCAAGAATTCCGGCGCGATGACGGTCACCGCCGTTGACCCGATGTGGCAGGTCAACCGTGAACCGTTCGAGGCGATCCGCCGTGTCCCGGCCGGGGCCTCCATCCCCGACACCATCGCGCAGCTGATCGTGGAGGTGTACCCGGCGGCCGTGGTCTACGACCGCACCAACTCCGAGACCGTGCTGGACGAGGCGGCCGCCTGGGATGCGCAGGAAGGCTCACGCGGCGCCGCGATCGACCAGCTGGCCGCCGCGATCGGCGCCGAGGTGTTCGCGCTGCCGACCCGGGTCTGGCCCGGCGGCGAGTTCGTGATCAGGCCGGTGCCCGCGTTCGGCAACCCGATCGCGTGGACGCTACCGACCGGCGCGCAAGCGGTCATCGACAACGACGACGAGGAGCAGACCGGGGAGAACATCGTCAACCGGTGGATGGTGCTTGTGGAGCGCGCCGACCAGCCGCCGCTGTATGTGCCCGTCACCGATGATGTGCCGTCCTCGCCCACGCGCTACGGCGGCCCTATCGGGCATCTGACCGACTTCATGTCTCGCCGTTCATACGCGACGCGGGCCAGGCCATGATCGCCGGGCAGGCCAGGTTGGCGCGCAGCGTGGGCGCGGCCCGGTCGCGGCGGCTGCGGATGGTGGCCAATCCGGCGATGGACGCGGGCGACATCCTCGGGGTGCCCGGCGAGGACGGGGCGACTGAGTACCATATCGCCGATGAGTTCGAGCTGCCTCTTACGCCGGATCCGCCAACCATGGAGGCAGCGACACGTTCGACAACCGGAGGCAACCCGTGAACAGATCCAGATTCGTGCTCGTGCCCGCATGCCTGGGCACCGGTTTCGGTACTTGTGCTTAGCCTAGTGATCGGAACAGCATCATTCATGACCAGACCCTCCGGGCCCAGCGACCCGATCAGCCGCACCGGCACCGTGGTCGCGTTCCCGGTCGCGACAGCCGCGATCGTCTGGGTCAACATGGGCGGGCCCGCACCCGTCGACTTGCCCTATCTGACTAGCTACGTGCCCGTGCCCGGCGATCAGGTGGAGGTGTTGTTCCGCTCGGTCAACGGAAGCATGCAAGGCATCGTGGTAGGCGGGCGGGCCGGGCAGTCGGGCAACCTGGCCGCCAACGGAAGCTTTTACGCCCAGCGCCACCCGTCCGCCAGCGACCTGCAGCCCCCGTACATGTGGGATTCCTACCACGCGTCGGGCACCGGCAACCCCGTGCTGTGGGGTGCCTTCGACCCGGTGGCGCACCGCCTGGCCATGGTGCAGATGACCAACCTGCAAAACGCTGACGACTTCTACAGCTTCAGCGCCGCCATCCCGATCAACACCGCCGCCGACGCGCCCGGGGAGACCTTCAACGTTGACGCCTGTGGTATCTGTCCACAGCATCGCCGCCCGGTGTCACCGTGCAGCTGATCGTGGGATGGTTCCAAGAGGTCACCGACGGGTGGGCCGACGCGGCAACCACAACCACCGTGATGTCGCTGGGGCCGACGACAACACCGGGCAGCAACTGGCAATCCGGCTCAGTCACACACCCGGGCGGCGGTGTGGAATACGCGCGGGTCGCGCTGCGCACCGTCGTCAGCGGCGGCAGTGGGCTTGGCGGGGGCTACATCGTGTGGCTTCACGAGATGCGTTTCTCACGCATACCGACATAACCGGAAAGGGGCTAGGGGCAGATGGCAACAATAGGGTTCATCGACGCTCTCATGCAGGGCCGTCTGCCCGTGCTCGAATGGGCCAAAGACGCGTTCACCGGCGAGGCGGCCGGGGTCTACCACAGCGGCCTGTATCTGACCGGCACACCGGGCGCGGGCTCTGTCTCGGCCAACGGCGTGAACGGGGCGATCGTGTCCAACGGACGCTCGGGGACCGTGGCCGCCCCGGCCGCCGCAGCCGGTAAATCGTGCTGGCTCAACTGGGCCGACTGGGCCCCGCTGGCCGCCACACCAAACGTCGATTTCGGGTTCTGGGTCGACAGGCTATGGGACAACTCGGGTCTGTCAGTGACGACCGCGCCCGGCGCCCAGGCCATCGTCCCCGCCACGCTGCCGCCACGCGACGCCAACATGTCCACCGCCGGTGTCGGCGTCGGCCTGGCCGTGGAGATCTCCACGGTCACCGGCAACGGCGCCCCGGTGGTCGCCACGATCGTCTACACCAACTCGTCAGGCGTGGCCGGGCGCAGCACGACGGTCACCATCCCCGCCACGGCCGTGGCGGGCACCTGGCTGCCCATCTCGCTGGCCGCCGGGGACTACGGCGTGCAGGGCCCCACCTCGTTCGCGCTAGCGTCCACCTTGACCTCGGGCGCCCTGAGTCTGGTCATGTACCGGGTGCTTGGGCGCAAGCTGCGGGCGCTGCCCGGCGGCGGTATCGACTCGTTCTCGATGGCCGACGGGGGCCACGCCATCCCCGACGGCACCGCACCGCACATGATCTACCACCTGACCGGTACGGCCGTGGTGGCCACACACGGCACCATCGAATTCGCGCAGGCGTAACCGCGATGCCCGCCGCGAGCCGGATACGTCAGCTGTTCGGGCAGACCAGTGTGCTGCGCCGCAGCGCGTCGCTGCTGCCCGGCCGGTTCGCCTACGACGGCCCTCACGGGCTGATCGCCAACGGGCTGTACGGGCCGTACCTGACCGCGAACGCCGACGACAGCCAGGCCCGCATACGCGTAGACCTGTACTGGCCCGACGTGGACAGCGCCGACGTGACACGCACCGACGCCGACGCGGTTACCACCGATGTGCGCGGCGGCGACCCGGCCGTGGTGTGCACCCATTGGGCCCGCCGCGACTACGAGGCGCCGCTCGATCAGTTGGTGTTCTACAACGTGAGCGCGGCCGAACGGCCCGGCGACGCCTACTCCACCGGCACGCTGAGCGTGTCCGGCGGCGGGCGGCACTGGCTCAAAGCACCGCTGAATCCGTCGCTGAACATGCGGGTGACCGTGCACGAGCGCGGCAACCGCAGCCTGCCCGACCGCCGGGGTGTCCTGCGCCCGCCGCAGCGCACCGACCCGATCGTGGTCTATCAGCTGCGCGGTCAGGACGTGGGCGACGCCATGGAGCTCTACGCACCCGACCAGGCCACCGAAACAGCCATCCGTGCACTGCTGGCATCGGGCGCGCCGCTGCTGCTGCAGTACCCGGCGCAGTTCGGCGGCGAGTCGCTTTACGTGTCGATCGGCGCGACGCCGGTGACACCCCGGATCCGCCTTTCGGCCGACCGCCAGCAGATCATCGGTATCCCATTCGATTCGATCGGCTACCCGCCCGGGACCGCCGCCGCCAACACCGCCGACTCCTACGCGGCACTGTCGACGCGTTGGCGCACCTACAATGACATGAAATCGAGCGGCCTGACCTTGCTGGAATTGACGATGTTGTAGAGGGGACACCCGCAGTGCCTACGACCAAGCTTGCCTCGATAAGGACCCCTGAGTCGTTGGCGCTCAACGACCTGGCCGCCCAGTTCAAGGATCTTGCCGAGCAGATCGAGAAGCTGACTCCGGTCCGCTTCGCCGACTACCTGCAGCGGGCGGCCGTGTTCACCGCCAACCCGACTATCGCTGTGCCGCTCGGGTTCATCTCGCACCGCCTGGACTGGAATGTCTTTGAGTTCTACAACGGCGGCGGGCTGCCCAGCGTCGCCAGCTCGTGGACCATGCTGAGCCCGTACCGCAAGGCGAAGGTGTTGACCGCCTCGGCTGCCACGGTCGTCTTTACGCTGCCGTCGCTGCCGTTCCCGTTGCAGCGCTGCTCGATTCGCTGGGTTGCCCGGTCCGACGCGGGCGGGTTCGCGGCGCAGGCGTGCCGGATCCGGATCAACGGCGACACGGGAAACAACTACAACACCCAGTACACCCAGTCTGCCGCTACCGCCGTATCAGGCGCCGCGCAGACCGCCGCCGCGTTCGCCAACGTCGGCTTGCAGCCTGTCGCCGCCGCGCTGGCCGGAACATTCGCCATAGGAAACCTCCACTTCGCCGGGCTGGACGCGCCCAGCGGCCACACTTCCATCCTGCCGTGGACCTTTGACAACACGATCCAATCCCCGGCCACCGGCCAATGGGTGCAGCAGGGCGGCGGCACATGGAACGGCGCCGCGCCGTACACCACAATCACGATCTTTCCGGAGGCCGGTAACTGGATCGCCGGAAGCCAATTCAGCTTTGAGGGCTGGGATGCGGGGCTGCCGTAATGTCCGGTGATGAGATCAGCACACTGTGGATCGACGTGTCGTTTTGGGACCGCAACCGGCGCGGTTCGCCGCTGGACTGGGATCTGATCAAGGCGGCGACATCGGGGGTGATGTGCGCCCGCGCCACCTACGGCGACCCGAACGGATTCAACCGGGCCTCGCCGTACTTCGCCGAGATGAGCCTGGGTGCCGCCCGGGCGGCGTACGCGCACCGAGGCGCCTATCACAACCTGATCCACGGCGACGCGGCCAGCCACATGCGGCAGGCCGACTGGCTCGAATCGGAGGCCGACAAGGTCGGATCCGACTGGGCGATGGCCGACATCGAGCATTATCCCGAGTTGGTCAGCAACGGGCTGTGGCCGCGCTGGGAGGATGTGCTGCGCTTCCGCGACGCGTGGTGGGCCAAGCCGCGCATGCCGATGACGTGGTATCTGCCGCAATGGGTGGTCAATAATTACATGCCCAACGCCGACGGGAACGAGCTGCCGGGGCTGCTGATCCAGTCGCATTACAGCGGCGGCGACGGCACACCGCGCGCGGTCTACGATGCCGCCGGGGGTAACAACGGCACCGGCTGGGACGATCCCATAGGCGGAAGACTCCCCAACGGTTGGCAGTACACATCAGGCGCCAACTGCCCGGGTGCCTCGGACGCCACGGATTGCAACGCGTTCCGGGGCACCATGGCGCAGCTTTGGGCAGCCATTCAAGAGGGAACGCCAGCAGGAGAAGGGCAAGACATGATCCCCATGTATCTCAAAGTCGAGGGCAACGCCACGATCTACTGCAGTGATGGCGTGTGCTATCGGTCGCTGCAATCCGAGGCGCAGCCCGGCGAGCCCGCCGACACGGCCTATAAGGCGTGGCTGCTCATGGAGAGCCTGGGCGCCAAGTACATCGTGGTGCCCAACGAGGCGCAGCTTCGCGCGATCGGCGGTATGCGCGTGGGCTCCGATGTGGACAGCGGCGGCACGGGCGGCGGCGGCGGGGCCACCGGCGGCGGCGGCGCGACGCCCGATCAGGTCCGCGCGGAGGTGGAGAACGTCATCTCGCGCACGAGCCTGCCTCAGGTGCCGGGCGCGCTCGCTGTCGCTCCCCCCGCGTAACCCCCGGTGAGCCTGCAAGAGTGGGCGGCTCTGATCGGCCCGCCGGGCATCTCTGGCGCTGTTGTATGGCTCTTATACCGGTTCTTCCGTACGGCGGTCGCCGCGCACTCGGCGGCCGCCGAGGCACACAGTAAACGCGCGGATGACTGGCGCCACGCCTACGATTCCGTTATGGCGCGCCTTGGCGAGCGAGACGCCCAGATATCACACATGATCTCGCCGGTAACATCGGCGATCACACCCAACCCACCGACCCAACAGCCGCCGCCGGGCTGGACTGGGCCCACACGAACCGGGCCCACATGAACCTGCCCGAGGCGATCCGGCGCCTTCACATGTGGATGCTTCGGCGGCTGCTGCCGCCGCAGTGGATGCCCGAACCGGTCGCGCCCGAGGAAATGGCCGCAGCAGCCGAGGCCCGCGCCGGGGCAGAGCAGGACTTACGTGCGACCAGGCGACAGTGGAAAGATGTTGAAAGAGCGCGTGATGACCTAGCAAATCGAATTCAACGGGCAATGGGTAGGCGCCGGTGATTGCCATATTCCTGATCGGGTTCGGGGTCGCGTTCGCGGCGCTGGCGGTAGTCCTCGGGCTGCCCGTGATCGCTGTCATCATGATCGAGCTGCTGGCGACGGCCACCATCGGGATCGTGTTCCTCGTGCTGTATCTGGCGCGCCGGGGCGACGGCTACGGCGTACGCGACCCAGACCCGCAAGTGCGCGAGGTCGCCTGGCACCTGATCCTGACCACGGCCGCAGTCGTCATCGAATCGCTGAGTTTCACCCTGCTCGGGTTCGGCCTGGGTGTACCCGAATGGATCTTTGCGATCGTGTTCGGGATCATCACACTGGTGATGGTGCACCGGCTCACCCTGGAGCTGCGGGCCACAACCGTGGAGGAGAACATGGTCACCAGTTGGCTGAAAGCTGACGCGCGTAACCGGGCGGCCCGCACCATCGCTCAAGCCGTCGTGGGGCTTGTGGTGCTGCCCGCGCTGGACGCCGTCCTGCAGGTTGTGCGGGCCACCCTGGAGTCAGGCGCGCCGTTTAACTGGCGCGAGGTCGGCGCGACCGCGCTCACCTCGGCGAGCATGGGCGCCACCATGGCCATGCTGGCCTACATTCACCGGCTCAAGCTGGATCCGTCCTCGGTGCCCTCGCTGTCCCCGCCGCCGCCGGTGCACATCGACACAGGCCCCGCCGCCGTGCAGGCCCCTGAGTCGTGATGGCCGATCGGCCGATCACCAAAGACAAACGCGCCGGTTCATGCCTGACGGGGCCGTGTCGCATGCCACGGCGCTGCTGGGAATACGTGACATGCTTCCTCTACGGTGAAGGCACCGAGCGCATGGAGCCTGGCCCTCCCTCGTCAAAGTGAGGCGCCGCGTATCGTGCTCTGCCAGAACCACCCCCGAGGAAAGGACCCCCCGAATGTCGTTCTCAGTCATCCACGCCGGGCCGCAGCCCGACGTGGCCGCGAAGCTGGCAGCCGACCCACACCCCAACTTCCAGTACGGCGGCGAGCTCGGCGCGCTGACCCGCAAATACCTCGCCGATGTCGTGGCGCTGGCGGGCGAGGCGCGCACCACGATCGTGGAGGCCAACGGCCACGCCGACGGGGGCCAAGCACACGGCAATGTGTCGGTCACCATCCGCGTACTCACCACAGCCGGGTGAGCGCAGCCCGGTGAACCAACGGCAGGCGTATGCGCTCGCGCACCCGATCGATGACCCGGCCAGCCCGGTGCACGTGGCCGCAGTCAAGGCCGGGCTGCGGCGCGTACGCCGCCACGGCGGCGGCTGGCAAATCATGTCGATACTCGCCGTTGACCGTTGAGCACGCCTCAACGATGGGTTGCCCGTGTGGCACGCCTCCGTCTCGGTCTGGTCGCCTGATGGCATGCGACAAATGAACATGCCCCGGCTCGCGTTGAAAGAGGCCGTCGATCTGCTCGCCGGGGTGGGCGGCGACCACGAGTGGTGGACGTTCGGCACGGGCCCGGCCGGGCTGCATGTGGGCTACCTACGGGTGCCCATGCTCGAAGCCGAATACGCCCAATGCCCGGCCGGGGTGGTGACCGCAGACGCCGGTGAGGCCGGAGCGCGGCGGCCGCGCTCCTATCCGGGCAATCTTCGGGGCAAGGCGTAGGGTCAGGCGCACATGTCAATTGCCGGGGTCCGAAACAGCCGGGCACACGACCCACGCCGGGCATGACGGAGCGCGCGAGTGCCCCCGGCCGACCCTGGAGATCAAGTGTTACGTCGCCTTCTAGTGCCCGCTGCGGCGCTGAGCGTCCTGTCCATCTCCTTAGCCACAGGTGCACCGGCCGGGCCCGCCACGGCGCTCTCAGCGGCACGCGTGACCCCGAATGAGCGTGCCGCCTCTACGCCCCGCGCTCACCACGGCTGCCGCCCCGATACGTGTCGCTGTTGTACCCGGCGACACGTACGGCCGGTGGGCCAGCCGCTACTGCGGCGGGTTCAGCCGGTGGCCTGCGATCCAGCAAGCCAACGGCTGGCCCGAGCGGCTTATCCCGGTCGGCGCTAGCGCGCTGATTGCCTGCGCCAGCTCAACACCCGTACCCGCAAGTCCGCCGCGCGTCCCCGCCCGCCCGCCGTCAGGCAGCGGATGGGTACACCCTCTCGCGTCGGGTAAGCACGGCAATTCCTGCTACGGCTGGCGCGCGTCGACGGGCAGCTTCCACGGGGGTGTGGACATGGCCCAGCCGTACGGGACGACCATCCGGGCCGCCGCCGCCGGGGTCATCTTGCGCAAGGCGTATCAGGCGGGCGGCGCGGGCTATTACGTGGTCATCTCGCACGGGGGTGGAGTCTTCACCCTCTACATGCACATGCCGTCCCCGTCGCCTCTGCCGGTCGGCGCGCACGTGGCCGCCGGGCAGAGCATCGGGCGGGTGGGCGCCACCGGCAACGCCACCGGGCCCCATCTTCACTTCGAGGTGCGCCTGGGCGGCACCGCCAACAGTGCCAGGGTCAACCCGGCGCCGTTCATGGCGGCGCGTGGGGTCAACATCGGCTGCTAGCCTGAGCGCACAGCCTGCC